AATGTAAGTGTCACTTTTTCCCAAATTGGAACCTGCTTTTTCACCTTATCATCTCCTACCTTTTCTTTGATTGAATGAATCCTACGGCATAGTGTAGATTTTGGAAGAAATGTTTCTAAACATATTTGATCCAGGCTCTTTCCGCGACAGAGCATATGGAAAATCACTTCTTCCTCTTCTGTAAAATTGGTTTTTTTAATTATAAGATCAACTTCCGGCTTACTTAGTCTGCTGAAGTTCGACCTCATAAGCCCTCCTGTTTCTGTGTAAAATCATGTCTTTTTCAAGGCAGATTCCACACTTTTTTCTTCCTGGAACTACTTTTAGTTTTCCGCATCTGGTGCATATACCATTCGATACTCTTTCTGCATATAATTTTTTTTGTGTCTCACGAAAACGGTTTCTGTACTTTTCTTTCTGCTGATCGGTTGGTGGATTCTTTATGCCATACTCCCAGTGATACTCTCTGCATAATATGCATTGTTTCTCGTCTCCATACAACTTTTCTTTATGGCAGACCTGGCAAATTCCGTTTTCCTTACAAAATTTTTTTGTTTCACTGCGATATTCTCTTTCTTTTTCCAAACACTCAGAACAATAATGTCCATCTCTATCTAGCGGTTTCCCACATCTAGGACACAGACCGTTTTCTTTTCTGCTTTTATATAGTTCCGCACTTCGTTCCTTTTGGCTTTTCATTTTATCTCGGAGTAAAGCCAGCTTTATTGTCCGGACAAACCTCTTCACTCCTTCCGATATTTATTTTTCTTCTATGCTATATGCATTGCTTTCTATTCCATCTAATTTCTGGTTTATCTGTCCTATAAGTTTCCGGATATTCTCCGGCATCTTTGCAATTGTGTTTTCACGCTCAACAATTGTCCGATAGCATCTGACAAAATGGCTGCTCACTACACTTTCATTGTATTCTGTGTCCATTGCCCATGCGTACAATTGATTTGAAGAGCCTACGGCTTTCTGCACAGATTCTGGCAGTTTCTCATACTCCTCCCGGCTATTATAAGCACTCCTTCTGATAGCCTTACTCACTAACGCCCATGCTTCCATTTCGTTCAAATCTTCTGGTTTAGTGAGCAATTGAATCTTTTCGATAATTTGACCGGGAGCTGGAGCAAAACCGCTTGTATTCTCCCTAACATATGCGACAAATGCGGTCTGAACCAACTTCCAATCGCAATCTACCAGAACAGCAAACCATACATTCACGGAGGCTGTCTTATCTATCGGGTTATAATTCGGATATGTAGCCTGAACCATTGCAAGCAATTTCTGCGTCTCTTCTCTCGTCATTAACAGTTTCCCCATTCATCTGCAAGACTTTTCTTGCGCTTTGGTGTGTTGATCTGGTTTAAGTATCCTTCGAACTTGCTGCAAAACAATGTTTCAGGCCGCAAGAACTTCTCCATATCAGTCCCCAGCCACTCCGCAGCTTTCTTGTCGATAACCTTTTTAAAATCCTCAACGGTATACTTTTCTCCGAATCTGGCATTTATATGTTTTTCGGTTACTTTGTTGTTTTGTCTATATGATGTTCCGCACACATCATTCATATAGGAAACAATTTCATTTATCTGCTCTCTTGTCACATATTTTCTTTTCAGTTTTTCCTGCTCCTTCAATGCTTTAATCGCCAGCTCTAACACTGCATTATGTTTTTCACATACTTCTTTTGACGGATTTGCAGGTGAGCCAACCATAAGATACCTGCCATTCAGATATTCAATAGCTTCTCTTTCTGTAACCTTCATAATTCAACAACCTCCAGTTCCACAAGCGCACATCTGCTACATAACTGCATTCCGTCCACTTTGTATAATTTTTCTACTTCATCCCCACACTCGTCGCAGATCAGCACCGCCGTATGTCTTCTAGGGCAACTATCTCCAAGGCAAGGATACGATTCCGTTGCACAACCGCAACATTCATTTCTTTCAGTTATCACACTGAATCACTCGCTTTCTTTTCTCTTAAAATCCTCGCAAGACACATCAAGCAAGCAACCGCATTTTTCGATTTCTGTCACTCCCCAATATGTCTTGTATCTGTAAGAATTTACGCAATTAAAGCAGAAATCGCTTCCGTTATTCATTTTGCAACTTGTCTTTTTGTCCTCTAATTTTTTCCCAAGACTCTCGTTTATCCTTTTGAGTTCCTCGACCTTTTTCTCCGATTTCTCAAAATCTTCAATGAGCTTATTGTATTTCTTCTTGCTTAAAATCTTCATTCTGAACCACCATTTCCGTTTCTATATTCTTCTATTGCTTTGTCAACTCTATCTTTGCCCCAATCCGCACTACAATACCATTCAACAGCTTTGAAAACAGGACTTAACATTTCAAAGAGCGTTTCCACTCTTATTTTGGCTGATTTAATATATTCAACTAACCGCCTTGTATCTTTTGCTACATCTTCATATCCGTTTTGATTGAGATAATCAGCCATTTCTTCTAATGTTTCAATGTTACTGTACTGCATAAGGTCGTTAATCTCTTTTGTATATAAATAGTTCCAACTTCCACCACTCATTCTGAATCACCCACTTTCAATAAATCCATAAACTTCTCGTACTGTTTCTGTGACACTTTATTATTAGCCTTATCCGCTCTCAGCTCGATTTTAAGGTGTTTTTCTGCTATAGACGATAATTCCCTAGCCATATTCTTTCTACCCTGCTGAATCCCGTCTCTGTAGCCTTTCTGCGGTCTGTAATCATCTATCTGCGCTTTTCCATCTCCCTGTGAACCGGAAGTCTTGTTGCGTAGCTGGTAACCTTGATCTGCATATTCTTTTATAAAAAGCTGTTCCATTTCATTAAGCACAACTTCTGGATATGAGTTAAAATCAATTTTCCATCCATTTTGGTTTTGTTTAGAGTACAAACCATGCTTTTTGATTGAAAGATCAATATGCTGGTAACCAACCATATGTTGTGCCAGTCTAGTCAAAATATGTACTGCCTGTCCAACATACGCATATTTGAATCCGTTTTCATCCGTTCTTGTAAGAAAGTAGATTCCGCTTCCTTCGTTCAAATACGGATTCACTTCCAGCAATCGCTTCTTATTCTTTGCTTCAATAGCTTTTGCCTGCCTGAATTTATTGTAGTCCATCTTAAATTCTCACATCCTTATCATTCTTCCTGATTTCAAGGTTAAGTCCGCATTCCTGCCGGAGAACTTCGATCTGGTCATCCCATGTGAAATAATCATCCATCAGGCATTCTGCCTGAAAATTAAATTCATGAATAAATCTGTTTAGTCTTGTTCTCCCAAAACCAAATTTTTCATGAAGAATATATGCAGACAGAATAGTAACTGTATCAACTGTGTTGTTTTTTATCCGCATAATGCATTCATTCATGGCAGTCTTGCTGACGGCACACGGAAGATCAACAATATTCCGCATTCGCAATTCTTCTTCAAGTCCTTCAACGCCTTTTTCCTTGGCAATTCGTAGAGCCTGTGCCATGCCCTCCATTCTTGCCCGTTCCTCTTTATTCCTCAACACTTATGTAATACCTCCACCCTCACGTCCGTAACCTTCAGCCAGATTCTCGCCGCTTCTTTCGGCATGTGGATGGATGGGTGCCAAGCGCCTCTCCAACCTTCAGGTCGCAGATCTCCATCTGCCCTGTAATAATAGATGGGATGTCCCCGAAAATGACCTGCTTCATTGACCGGAAGTCCGCACCATGTTTCTCTAACATAGAGGATATCTCCAAGCTGATACGGCGGATATTCCTCGTAAAATTCTTTTTCACTCAGCCAAGTGCTTCCGGGCGGAGCTACGGCACAAACCCATTCCTCATATTCGAGATACTTTTCTTCGATTTGTTTTCTTGGCAACCTCCTAGTACAGGTCTTCCGCCCGTCCAGAATTGCTCTCACCATTTCGGTGCTGAACAGAATAGGTTTAATCGCCATCTACCCACCTCCATCTAAAATGAAATACTGCAAAATGAATCTGAATGTTGAAATTTTTATCAATCATTTCGTACTGTGTGCTTATTCTGATTGTTGGTAGAATATATACATCTTGTATATCAACCAAAAAGTCGAATCTGTCAAACCGCATTTTCGCACCTCATTTTTTTCGCCGCCTGCATAATCGGGCAACTATTGCACTTGCTTGTATTGACCGCATTGGAATAGGCGTTAGCCAGAACCTTATGATTGCTCTCTGCAATATGTAATAGTTCGATCAGCTCATATTTTTTCATATTGTTCAGAGTGGAATCAGCCGGAAGCGGCTTTCCGATCACGCCCTTGTCGAATCCATTAAAATTAACCATCTATTCCACCGCCTTTCACGATTTCCAGCAGATCATCTACCAAGTACGCAACTTCATACATCATCATGGTGGCATATGACTTTTCCTGCTGTTCCGCATCCTTGTTCCCATATTTTGTGCATTCCTTCAGGAATGTTGTCCGTTCTTCCAACTGCTCCACAACCTTATCCGGCTCGTATAATCTGCTTTCTTCAAATGCTTTTGCAAGCACATCAGCAGTTTCTCTTTCATATGTTCCACACATAACATCCATGTCCGCTACAGCTCGCTCAAAAAAATCTCTGAAGCGATCAGTATGATAATCAACCTCAAATTCTTTTGGAATATCAATCAACACCTTCATCATTCGCCCTCCTGTTCCATGCTTTTATTGCGGCGTTTCTGCAAGAATCAATGTTTTCAATTGCAAGATCTTCAATTTTAAGGTCTGGACAATATCAATCTGTTTTTGCACAGCATTTTTTACATTCACACCATATCGTGAATCCTATATAAAATCCTTCTTTGCCGCTTTTATCTTTCCTGTTCCCCCGCAGAACGGGCACGGTTTAAGTTTCTCCATCAACTTCTCTCTCCTCCAGCCTCTTAGCCGCTTCAACCATCAGGCTTTCAAAATTACTCGGCGGTATGCCAACCGTCAGATATCCTACATGGTAGCTATAAGCGCGTTCCCCTAACTGTTTTAATTCCTCGATAATTTCCTGTGTATCTGCTTGCTTGTAATCGCGAATGTGTGACTGCTCGTGCTCATTGCATTTATCCCAAAACTCAAACTCTTTCCCGCAGTACTTGCATTCATACAGTACTCTCACTATTTTACTCGGCATGCTTATTCTCCTTTCCACGGCTCCGGCAGTGGCATCCAGGCTATAACTTCGTCGTCAATAGGGCAGTTGTATGTGCACTCCGGATTGTATCTTCGGTTTTCCCACCAACCTTCCGGTATGATTTGGCAATCGTTTTCTTCATCCCATTCACCATCTATGTCTTCCCAGATCCACGTGCTATCGCATTCAAGCACAGTTCCATCTTCGTATATTGCCGGAGCAACTATATATTTGCAGACTTTTTCCCCATACCGGCAAACCGCTGTTACAAGGACTTCCTCTTCTGGCTTTGGCAGTCGTTCGCTTACCGGAATCCACCGGCTCTGCTCATATGCCTCTATCAGATCATCGTAGCCAGCTTTATGCTTGATTCCATCTCTGTGCTCCCATTCCAGTCCATAATCATCAATTGTAATATTCATTTCCCATTCTCCAATTCATCAGTTGAGTTAATTTAACTCGTTAATTGAGTTAACTCGAGTTAAGTTGAGTTACGCAAACCGGAGCTGACCGGTCTGTTCTGCTGCTATGCTTATATTGGGCATCCGCTTGCCAATCCTCAGATACGGACAGTTTGCAGTCACAAGCACTTCCGCCATTCGCGGCACCACACTGTTCCCAATTCTGGCAACCTGTTCCTTGATTGGATATGGTTTTCCGTATGCATCCCGGTCGATGATGTAATCTACCGGAAACCCTTGCATCAGCTTCAATTCTTCCGGTTTCAGCATCCGGAGAAAAATGTCTTTGATGATATACTGTTCACCGTCAATCTCGATCAGGACATTTACCAGCCCGAATCTGTCCTTGGTGGTAATCGTATCGAGCGGTCTATCAAGTGTTTGCCCGACTCCTCCACCGCCGTAGTATTTAATCAAGAACGCACATATAAGTCCAAAATGCCCTGGCGATGTTGTGATGGTATGCAATGGTTCATCGCACCCTTGTCCAATTCCTGATTTATAGTATTTTATAACAAATGCTGTCACCAGACCATACCTGTTACTGGTATCAATAGTCTTGATCGGTTCCGTCAGTAACTGTCCTCTGGAATCTCCTGCCCGTGTCTCCCCGTGGTACTGGATCAGAAAAGCAACCGCGTCCTTGTCTCGGACTATATATGGATGCGGATTATCAATGATGTATTTCTTCACACCATTTGCGATCCGCTTCATCGTAGCTTCTGCCAAAGGCTTCTTACGGGCAAAGATAGATGTTCCAAGGTCTGACCAGTCTATGTAGTCTCCGCA